CTCACGACCTAAAGGTGACAGGTTTGAAACATGGACTGAAATGGTTGATCGAGTTGTGGAGGGAAACCTCTCGCTCGTTGATCCCAAATTCATTGAACCGCTTGAAGCCTCACGGTTAGCAGCGTTCATTCACTCGATGAAAGTTATGCCTGGAGGTCGTCACCTCTGGGTCAGCGGCGTACCTGGTCGACAGTTCTTGTTCAACTGTCATCGAGCTGGGTACACCACAGGAAATCTTGCTGACGCATTCACCTTCACGTTCTCAGAACTGATGAAGGGCGGAGGTTTGGGTCAGTCAGTCCGAAACTCATTCATCGACCAGCTCCCTGTCCCGGCGGGTCAGGTCGAGCTGACAATAGTGTGTTCCCTTCACGCTGATCGAGATGAGTTTCCCAACCAGGTGGTCTCCTCTCCGCCACCTGGTTCGGTTTATCTATGCCCCGATTCGAGAGAAGGTTGGGTGGAATGTCTACGTCAGATCATGGATCTAGCCCAAGTTGGCGGAGGGCAACTCACCATCGACCTCTCCGATATTCGTTGTCGAGGATCTTTGATCAAAGGTTTCGGAGGAACCGCTTCCGGCCCGGCCCCCCTGATCACACTTCTCCATTCAGTAACTGAAATTCTCAATGGCTGCGTAGGCAAGCAACTGAACAGCCTCGACGTCATGTCCATCAATCACGCAATCGCTAGCTGTGTAATATCGGGAAATGTCCGGAGATCTGCACGTATCTCGACTAAGCACTGGGACGATCACGACATCTTTGACTTCATCGCAGCCAAGCTCGACGATCCCACAGCACATTTCACGACAAACATTTCCGTTGAAATCGATCAGCGATTCATCGACCAGCTCAATCTCGCAGCTCCTCACGCCACATCGGTCTATCAAGCAGTCATCGCTGGGATGATAGAAAACGGAGAGCCAGGGTTCTTCAACAGCGAACTTTCTTCAGTCGGCGAAAACGGTGACGTTTCATCCAGTAACCCTTGCGGCGAGATCGCTCTCGAAGAATGGGAGCCATGCAATCTGGGACATCTCAACCTAGCCAACTTCGGTCAAGACGTTGGAGAAGCTTGTGATGCAGCTCGACTCCTCATTCGATTCCTCATCAGAGCAACCTTCGCTCCAGTTGAAGACCCAAACCAACGCAAAGTTCTCGACCGTAACAGGCGAACAGGCCTAGGCCTTTATGGAGTCCAGGAATGGGCGGCTTCGCATTCTGTGCGGTTCTCCGAAATCCCTGAGTCAGACAAGCTCCGCCACTACCTCGAAGATCTCGTCGCAGTCATCGAGGACGAAGCAGCCGACTATTGCAGTCAACTCAGAATTCCTAAGCCGATCAAGTCCCGAACTATTGCGCCAACTGGAACAGTGGCCAAACTTTCTGGCCATAGCGAAGGTATCCATCCCATCTACGCACGGCACTTCCTACAACGAATCAGGTTCGCAGACAACGACAAAGGTCTACAAGAGCACATCGACAAGGGTAGACACATCGAAGATTGCCTCTACTCGCCGAACACAAAGGTCGTAACGATCCCAACTCGCAACGCCATTCTCGATCATTACCCGCCAGAGCTAATCGAATCGGTTGATGAAATCGAGATCGACTCGATGTTCGAAGTCCAAGCCTGGTTTCAGAAACACTGGGCAGATAACGCAGTGAGCTTCACCGCAAACATCGACCCAGACACAAAGCCAGCAGATCTAGCAGTCGCCCTGAAACGATGGCTTCCACATCTCAAAGGGACAACAGTGTTCCCAGATCTATCAAGACCACAAAGCCCCTATGAACGACTTTCAGATGGAGTGTTCGAACTTCTTGAAACGGTTACAGGTTTCGAGAACGAGTCAGGTCAAGCAATCGATGAATGTGCGTCAGGAGCCTGTCCCGTTCGTTAAGTCATCTATCTGCTTTCCTAACTCTTTCATTTTGTACCAGTGTTTCCGCTGTATCTCGTGAAGTAAAGATCTGGACTGTTCGAGATGCTTCTCTTTGACCGGCTTCAGGCTCTTTGACACAGCCCAGCCTTCCAGGGAATCGAAAGCGCCTAATAATTGACCAAACAAGTTAGTCATCTCATGGTCATAGCTATTTTCTGACATTTAATTTTCTCTCTCTCAAACTGACGGACATTTTTGTGTTTTGTTGTTGTATTGTTTTTGTCTTTGTCAGCCGCTTGAAAGATTTGGTGCAGCACGTTTTTATGTTAGTGAAATGGAGGATGCTATGGAGAGCAAAGGCGATGAAGTTTGCGATTTTATTGAAACTTTTCTTTCATTGAATGCTTCGCATTTTGGAATGCCATTCGAGGTCCTTCCGTTCCAGCGGGACATCATCAACGATATTTATCAGGTCGATGAGAATGGGAAACGCAAACACAGAACCTATCTTCTGGGCTTGAGTCGAAAATCTGCGAAATCCACCCTCATGGCAGCTTGTGGTTTGTACCACCTAATCGCTGACAAAGCCGATAAATCCCCATTAGTGATCGGAGCTGCGGCATCACGCGACCAGGCCAGACTGATCTTTCAGATGGCTCGGGACATGGTGTCTCTGTCTCCAGATCTCAGTGAGGTCTGCACCGTTTATCGCTCAGAAATTAAATGCCACCTCAACAATGGCACCTTCAAAGTCGTTTCAGCTGACGCTGGATTACAGATGGGGCTAAATCCGTCCTGCATTTTGATTGATGAATTCCATGTTCACAAAAATATGGAGCTGTACGACGCACTTACTCTTGGCTCTGCCACCAGAAATGAGCCCTTAACGCTTGTGATCTCCACCGCAGGTTACGATCTTGACTCTCCTCTAGGTGAGCTATATCGCTATGGTCGCCAAGTCGAATCAGGCGAAGTCGATGACCCTTCATTTGGGTTCACTTGGTGGGGAGTTCCAGACAATCTCGAAGTAGATCAGGCAGATCCAGAAGTGTGGCGACGCTATAACCCTGCGTTTGATCACTTCATGAATCACGATGAAATGGAATCGGCTCAACTACGAACTCATGAGGCAGCGTTTCGACGTTACCGATTGAACGGTTGGACCGCAGCGGAGACTCAATGGCTACCGAACGGAGTCTTCGAAGGACTCACCTCAGAAAGACGTCTCGAACGTGGCGAACGGATTGTTCTTGGTTTCGACGGCGCCTGGCAGAACGACTCGACAGCTCTCGTAGCTTGCTCGATCGATGAGCCACGCCATCTTGAAGTGATTGGACTCTGGGAGAAACCAGACGGCAAACATGGCATGGGATGGCGAACACCAACAGCAGAAGTTATGGACACAATCCTTGAAGCTTTGGATCGGTTCACAGTTGTCGAGTTGGCAGCAGACCCTTGGAAGGCTGAAGCCATGTTGCAAGATTTAGCAGATCGAGGCCACCCAGTGGTCGAGTTCAGCACAAACTCCACCCAGCGAATGACCCAGGCCACCCAGCTCGCCTATGACGCAATCATCGACGGCAAGATCACTCACGACGGCAACCCAGCTCTGCTCAGACATTTCTCGAATGCTCAACTCAAAGAAGATCCAAAACGAGGAAGTCGTCTGACCAAGGACCGCCGTGGATCTACAAAAAAGATCGACCTTGCCATAAGTTCAATTATCGCTCTACATCGAGCGTCATTCTGGCGAGACCAAACACCAGCCGAGGTTCAACTCTTGGTGCTCTAGGAATCATATGAGAACTCGAAAAGTCACTCTGGTCTGGGGTCCACCCTGTGGCGGGAAATCGACCTTTGTTCAAGAACACGCCCAGCGAGGCGACATTGTTCTGGACAGAGACTCGATCTACCAGGCCCTCTCAATCTCACAACGCTATGAGAACCACCCAGAACTAGCCGATCTAGTGTCCCAAACCTGGGATCAGCTCCTTCGCTCAATTCCAGATCAAGCCTCTGACACTTGGATCATTTCCAGCTCACCTCAAAGATCTCAACGCCAGGAGCTGGAGCATCTAACTACTGAAGCCCAGTTCGTCTTCGCTGACATGGCCACCTGTACACAACGAGCCAAACAAGCAAGACCTGAAACCTGGAACGACCACATCTCCAACTGGTTCGCAAACTTTGAACCCGACAACTCCGACAGGAGCCTCGACATGAACCTAGAACGAAGAACAGCAGCCGAGGGAGTCGAACTCCGAGAAGACGGCGACACCCTCACAGCAGTCGGCTACGCAGCAGTATTCGAGTCCACCAGCCAAAACTTAGGCGGATTTGTAGAACGTGTAGCTCCTGGAGCGTTTCGAAAGACGCTTCAAGAAGCCGACGTTCGTGCTCTGTTTAATCACGAACCAGACCATCTCCTCGGTCGCAGCACCAACGGAACCCTCCGAATGATGGAAGACGACAGAGGCCTCCGATACGAGATCGACCTACCCAATACTCAGCTCGGCAAAGACGTAGCTGAACTCTTACGCCG